GCCGCTCAACACGCTGCCGATCCACCTCTCGTTCCAGGAGGGTGGCTGGGAAGGCTCGTTCGAAGTCTCGCGCGCTGACGCGACGCTCGATACGTACTTCGCCAACTTCGAGGCGAACTACTACGCAGGCATCGTCCAGCCGGCTGGCTTCATCCAGGAAACCATCACCGAAATCAGCGGACCGCCGAGCACCTTCCAGCTTCAGGGTGTGATCCTCTACTTCGACGACGCTGGCGACGCCGAAGCCGAAAAGAACGTGATCCAGCGCGTCTCGTTCCTCGCGTCCACCCGCATCCAGTTGAACTGAACCTATGACCGAACTGAACGTTACAGAAACCAGCGGCACCGCACCGGTGCTCAATGGCGATACGGCAGTCGTCGACGTGGCCGATGGCCGCAAATTGACACTGACCTATCCGGGCCCGCTTGCGCAGTACGAACTCGTGCTGGCCATCGGCAATGAGGCGGCGGAGAACACCCGCTTCGTCAATATGTGCCTGCCGCTCATCTACCTGAGCGCGATCGATGAGACCCCCGTGCATCTGCCCACGACCTTGCTGCAGGTCAAGGCGCTGATCGGGCGGCTCGGTCATAAGGGTCTCGCCGCGCTCACGAAGGGCATCAAGCTATTCGATGACAAGGAAGACCGCGAAGCCGCAAAAAAATAAGCCGGGACCCTGGCGTGCGTAAGGTGCTGATGCTTACGAAAGCCGGTGTCCCGTGGGATGTCGCGACACGACTCCAGCCCGCTGAATTGCTTGGATTCTGCATTGCCGCGGGCGAAATCCAAGGCGCCGAGTGGTCGTGGTCAAGCATGGAGTGGAAGAAGCCGAAATGAAGACATACAAGTCATTCGGCGCTTTCGCCCGGGCGATGGAGCGCGCGGCGGCTGAACTCGATCTGGCCTACGCGGCTGCCATGGAGACGGGCGCGATCCTCGTCGAGGCGACGGCCAAGGAAGAGTTCGGCCACTACCAGCGCGAGGACATGGGAGAGCTCACCCCGTGGGCCGAACTGAAGGATGCGACCAAGCAGCAGCATTTGCAGGCAATCGTCGACGGCGAAGCGGCTGACGATGCCGGATATAACACCCCGCTGCTAGTGAAAGGCGGTCTTCGGGAAAGCGTTGAGCATGAGGCGGAGCCTCGCGCGTTCGCGGTAGGCAGTGAAGCCGAGGTCATGGTGTGGCAGGAAGAAGGAACGCCTGAGGGCATCCCACCTCGCCCGGTGCTGGCAACAGCGATGTATCGCAACACCGAAAACGTCGTGAATCTGGTCGGACAGGCCGTCGAAGATACCCTTGCGGGCAGGAAATGATTAACGCATATGCCATCGGCGTCACCGCCACACTTGAGGACAATGTCAGCAACCGGCTGATGCTGATCGTCGAATGGGCGGACAAGGCAAATGCCTCAATGCTCGCGTTCGTCGAGAGTGCACGCAAAGCATCGACTGCCGGCGCCGGAATGGCCCGCAACTTCGAGAAGGCCGCGACGGCTGCAACCGCCCTTGGCGACAGCGCCGGGAGTCTCACGCGCGCGAGCTACGTGCTCGACACCATGGCGGCCAGCAGCGGGGATCTCGCCCGTAACATGGCGGCGGCGCGAGCTGAAGCCAATGGCATGCGCACGCCTGGTGGACGGGTGCCCGGCGGTGGCGGCGGTGGTTCCGCATCCGATGACGACCGCTCGACGTCTTCTGGTCGCGGTGCGACGGCTGCCGGCGTAGCAGGTGCCGGCATGCTCTATGGCGTGTACGAAAACGCCCGCCTGGCTGATGCGAACGTTAAATCGGTCGCCACAGCACAGGTACCGTTCGACCAGTGGCAGCCGAACATCGAGAACTTGCGCGCTCGCGAGATGGAATACGCGAGCAAGTACGCATGGGCTACGGGCGGTCACATTGAACCGTTCGGCGACTCGATGCTGGAAGGTTCGCGCCTGATGCGAACGCTGTCCGCGGGGCAGCAGAAGCAGATGATGGACTTCGCGATGCCGTATATCGCGCTCGAGTCCAAGCTGAAAGGCGTATCAATGCCTGAGGCGACACAGGCATTCATTGGCTTGTCGCACATGGCCGGCGCCTATTCGCCAGAAGCAGCCCAACCTCTTTACGAGTCGATGCTCCAGGCATCGCTCACGTCGCACGCGTCGCTTGGCCAGATCGGGCGCGCTGCTAGCTATGCATTGCCTTCGCTGCACGCTGCCGGTGCGAATTCCAGCGATGTGATGCTGCTCATCGCCACGATGATGCAGGGCGGCATCATGAACACGAAGTCGGGCACGTGGCTTAACGCCATGGCCGCCAACGCGTTGCCGAATACGTTGGGTAGTGGCCTGTTTTCAAACGCAAAGCAGAACACGGCATTGCAGGATCTAGGCCTATACAAGGGCAACCAGTCGCAGTTCTACGCGAACGGCAGCATGGACCTCATGAAAGAGGTGTCCATCCTTGCGGCCGATCGCGAAAAGATGGAGCCGCTCAAGTTCAATGCCCTGCTCCGGATGGCTTTCGGTGTGCAGGGGGCTCGAGGAGCGTCATTCTTCAGCGAAGACTCGACGCTATCGAACCTGCATGCATTGGGCGACCTGAAGAACCAGTCACAGCCGCCGATGGACGTTGGCCGGATGATGAGTCAGGTCAGCACGGTGGGCCTCGCAGATCAGACCATTGCCAACGCCAACATTACATTGATGAACGGCACTGCAACGCTGATGGGTCCGGTCAATTCAGCGCTGAGCGCGGCCAATTCGTTCTTTTCCGGTACCGCCGGATTCACGAAGGATCACCCGGTACTGGGTGCGGGGCTCGACGTTGGCCTGCTCTTCGGTACGGCCATCGCCGGTATGGGTGCATGGAGTGGCGCAAAGGGCGCGGCCGGGATGATGGAGAAAGCCGCAGTCGGGCTGACCAAATATCTGGCTGGGGGCGCGGGCTCCCTACTCGCCCGCGCAGCTACCGCAATGACTGGTGAAGAGATTGGCGTTGCTGCGCTGGCCTCTGCAGGTGGCGTGGTTGCAGTGGGCGCCATCATCGCTGGCGGTATCGGTTACATGATCCAGCGCGCGATGGATTCCGTGGCGTCGAAGATGACACCAGACCAGCAGAACACCTTCTTTCAGGGTGCCGCCGGCGGTGTGCCCGGATTCGGCAACAACGTGACAAAACCGGTTTCGCCGTGGGGCAAACTCGGTGACGCCATTCACAACCATTTCTACGTCGACAGTCACGAGATCGCGACGAAGCTGATTCCGCCGAAGGGCACCGGGCCGACCGGCTTCAATCCTGAGGCTGCGCCGTACAGTCCAGGGATGGGGATGTACTGATGACCTTTGCGACCCTCACACTGGACACGCCGAACGGGTCTTTCGTCTTTACCGATGCGGAAGTGCCGGAAAAGATCCGGTTCGGTGGCGCGCAACTGCTCGACATCCAGAAGATGATCGGCGGCCGGCGCCGCATCAATGCGATGGGAGCCGACGACGAACCGCTGTCGTGGTCTGGGTGGTTCCTGTACACCTCGGCATTGTCGCGCGCCCGCTTTCTGGACTCGGTTCGCCGGGAGGGCCTGCAATGCACCCTGTCATGGGATGCGCTGCGCTATCAGGTGGTCGTGCATGACTTCCATGCCGACTACGAGAAGCCGTTCAAGATCCCCTACTCGATCAGTTTCGAGGTCATCGAGGATCAAACGGCAACCATTGATTCGGTTCCGGCCGTCACGCCAGCGCAGTCATTGGCAACCGATATGGCGCGCATGGGCACGCTGTCAAACTGTATCGGCGATTCGACGCTGAACGGACTGGCGGGTGATCTGCAAAGCGCTATGAGCGCCGTGACTGCCGCTGTGCAGCCGATCGCGAATGGCCTGAAGGCGGTGACCTCGTTCGTTTCCGGCATTGCCAACTGCGCCGACCAGGTGCTCAACACCGTGGCGAGCACCGTAGCATCGGTGACGGCGCCCCTTGCCGCGGTGGCGTCGCACGTGCAATCGCTGATCGCGAACGCGGAAGGTGCGATGGCGAGCGGCTCGGGTGTATTGCCTGGTCTGCCTGCGAACACGGTGATTTTCAGCGCGCTCGCGCAAGCTAATGCGGCCGTACAACTGCCCGAACTGTACGAACTGCGCAGCATCTGTGCGCGCATGCAGGTGAATCTCCCGCTCGTTTCAACGCCGACCAGCTCGAAGACCATTACCGTCGGTGGTGGTGATCTCTACACGATTGCCTCGCAGCAATATGGCGATGCCGGCCGTTTCACGGACATTCTGGCCGCCAATCCTCAACTTGGCGGTGACCCGGTACTCACCGGCATCAATACCTTGACCATTCCAGCATGATCAATACCCTTCCCACCACAGGCGCGCTCGTTTCACCGCGGGCGATCCTGCAGGTGGGCTCAAAGGTGATCGACTGGACCAGTTGGGATGGCGAGCACAACGGTATCAACGAGGCCGGTACCATCCGCATCGAGGTGCCCGCAGTTTTTTCGGATTGGGCATGGTGGACTCAACAGACCGAGATCCTGGTGGATGTTTATGTGGGCTTCCCGAAGGATCCGCAGAACTATTCAGCCGCGGATCTGACGTTACTGCAGACCTTCCGCATCGATTCGATCCGCCTCAACGCCGCGACACTCGGATTCACCCTGTCGGGCCGCGATCTGACCGCGTTGCTGACGGATAAGAAGATCGATATCAAGTTCCAGAACCAGACGGCGAGCCAGATAGCTACCTTCCTGGCGCAGCAGGTCGGATTAACGCCGAATGTACAGGCAACAACGGATCTTGTCGGGCATTTCTTCACGCTCGATCACGTCAGCCTGCACCGGCAGCAGCCCATGTGGTCCGTGCTGACCTATCTGGCGCAGCACGAGGGGGTGCAATGCTTCGTGCTGGGCCGCACGCTGTATTTCGGGGCATTCGGCAGCGCGGTATCGAATCAACCATACCTGGTCCAGTACGACCCGCCGACGACGGAAAGACCCTACCCGACGTCCAATGCGACGAGCCTCGAGTTCGAACACGACCTCACGCTCGCGCAGGACGTGTCGGTGCGGGTGCGGAGTTATCACGGCGCGAAAAACGCCGTCTACACGTCCGTCGCCACTGCCAGCAAGACCGCGAAACGCGTTGAGCGCGATGCTGAGCTCGCGCAGACGCTGCAGCAGTACGACTTCACGTTCACCGGGCTGACGCAGGCGCAGTGCGATGCGAAGGCGCAGCAGTTGCTCGACCAGATCAGCAAGCACGAACTGAAGATGTCGGCGACGCTACCCGGCGACACGATCATCTATCCGTGGACGCCGGTCATCGTGCAAGGAACCGGAACCCCGTTCGATACGACCTATGAAGCGGCGCGCATCCGGCGCAGGTTTCAGGTCGATCCGCCGCGGTTTGAGGTATCGGTCCACGGCAAGACGGTAACGGATGCGCAGACGGTGACGCTCTCATGATCGAACACATCAAGCGTGTCGTGTCCGAGTTCATGGGCAACTTCAGTTTCACGAAGTACGGCCAGATCAGCGCGTACAACCCGAACGACTACACGGTCAAGGTGCTGATTCTGCCGAATCTCACCGACGAGACGGGCTTCATTCCGCTCGCGGCCCCTTGGGTCGGCAACAACTTCGGTGCGGTG